CATGCTGCCAGGCCAGGGTCAGCGGTCGTCCGGCCTGAGCTGGCACGATGCGCTGGCGCGGTACGATGAACTCGGCTGCCAATGCCAAGGTCGCAGACATCCTAACGGGCATTTTTAAGCATATTGAGGTCAATTCGGACGCAGATACCGCCTACGATACGGCCTTTGAGTTTGCCGTGCGCATGGGTTGGGGTTACTGGCGGGTCGTTACTGACTACACGCGCCCAGATTCGTTTGACCAAGAAATCTACATCAAGCCAATTGCGAACCCATTTACCGTTTACTTTGACCCAAACAGCCAGATGCCAGACGGCTCGGATGCCGAGTCATGCCTAATTACTGAGGTAATGAGCAAAAAGGAATTTAAGGCTCAATACCCTAATGCAGATGATGGCGGCAACTTCAATATGCGCGGTACTGGCGATGCGGATGCCGACTGGATCATGAAGGATGACATCCGGATAGCTGAATGGTGGTACACCGAGCGCAAAAAGACCAAGCTGCTCATGCTTTCCGATGGTACGCAAGTCTATAAAGATGAAGCACCCAGCGCAGAAATGATGATGGCAGCCGGCATTGAAGTGGTGGCCGAGCGCGAAACCATGCGCAAGACCATCAAATGGGCGAAGTTGACCGGTATGGAAATTCTCGAGGAATCGACTTGGCCAGGTAAATACATTCCTATCGTGCCGGTTTATGGCCAGCAGCTGGTAGTTGACGATAAGCGCAAGAAGTACGGCATTGTGCGCATGGCCAAAGACCCGCAGCGGATGTACAACTACTGGCGCACGGCTCTGACCGAGTCTGTGGCTCTCGCGCCCAAGGCTAAATGGTTATTGGCAGAAGGCCAAGATGAAGGCCATGAGAATGAATGGAACCTGGCCAACATTAAAGCCACGCCTGTATTGCGTTATAAGCAAAAAGATATTGAAGGCCAACCTGCGCCCGTACCAACTCGGCTGCAGCCAGAGCCACCAGCTGCTGGAATTGTTGAGGCCACAAGCGCCATCAATAATGACCTGCAGACCGTAGTAGGCATATTTGACCCAAATATGATGGCTCAAGGCAATATGTCTGGTAAGGCAATCCGCGGTCAGCAGATGCAGATTGATATGTCAAACTTCCATTATTACGACAATCTGACCCGCTCCCTCAAGCAAACGGGGCGCGTAATCCTAGATTTAATCCCTAAGATTTACGACAAAGAGCGCGTCATGCGGATCATTGGCTACGATAACCAGCCCGAAATGGTAACGATTAACCAGCGCTCCGTAGACGAAAGCGGTGCGGAAAAGATACTCAATGATGTAACCGTAGGTGAATACGATGTTTACATGGACACCGGCCCAGGCTATCAATCCAAGCGCCAAGAGGCAGTCGAGTCTATGATTCCGTTATTGCAGGCCAACCCAGAATTGTTCCAAGCTGCCGGAGACCTAGTATTCCGCAACATGGATTTTCCGGGCGCGGATGTGATTGCTGACCGACTCGCGGCCATGAACCCCATGTCCCAGATTGATGAGAAGTCGGATATTCCGCCACAAGTCCAGATGCAGTTGATGGCCAGCCAGAAGATGGTTGCCGATATGCAGCAGCAGATTGCGGCCTTGACCATGAACCTGCAGCACCAGACCGATGTGCAGAAGATGAAAGAGGAAGGCGCAACCAAGCGCAAACTGATGGATGTAACCTCTAGGGCGTACAACACCGAGACTATTAACGAGGCTAAAGTTAACCAGAATAATCTTAAAGCGATTACCGACCAGAATAGAACTGAGTTAGACGCTATTACCAAACTGCTTTTAAAAGGCATGGACTCAAGCGCCCTGCAGCAAGAAATGGCCCGTAGAGATATGGAACAAGACATGGTGGCCTCGTTTGCTGAGAATGAAGTCAATATGAATGACTCCCCATTCTTGCAGCAAGAGATGCAGATTGCCCAGCAGCCAATGACCAACCCCCAAATGGATGACCAGATGATGGCGCAGTTTGCAGCGCAAGAAATGCAGCCGCAGCCATTAGGGCAGCCGGTTATTCCTGGCGTACCGATGGGACCTCGTTGACAACTATCGAAAAACAGTTTCTAATAGATTTAACCTACCGATGGGTTCATCGGGTTTATTCTTGGAGTTAATCCATGTCAGACGCAGAAGTAGTACAGGAACCGGCAAGGAAACAAGCCGGCAACATAGTAACAAGTGAGAATTTAGCTGAGTTTCACGCACAAAAACTTGGTTTAGCCAGTCAGGAAACTCCAACTGAGGCCGCGGATGCGGAGCCGGTTGTTGAGCAAGACCGGAGTGAGCCAGAGGCAGAAACAGATGCTGTAGCAGGTGAAAAGAAGCACAACCCGAAACTTGAAAAGCGGTTTTCGGAACTGACCAAGCAGCGCGAAGCAGCCCGCCAAGAAGCGGACCGTGAGCGTACTGCTCGAGAGGCTCTTGAGGCGCGATTGAGGGACATGGAGGCAAAGGTAAATCCGCCGAAATCGGATGAGCCAGACCCAAAACCAGACCCAACGCAATTCAATGATGCCCTAGAGTATGCGGAGGCTCTGGCCGAGTGGACTACTGATCGAAAGATGCGGGAGCGGGATCAAGCAGAATTGGCTCGTAAAGTCGAGGAGGAGCAGTCGCGGATGCGGCAGAAGTTCCAAGACCGACTAAATATTGCGAAACAAGATATGCCGGATTACGAGGAAATGATTGCCTCAAGTGATGTTTCGGTTTCACAACCGGTCACCGATGCAATTATTGAGAGTGATGTAGGCCCACAACTCCTATATTACTTGGCCGAAAATCCAGATTTTGCTCGGGAATTGGCGGAGAAATCCATCACTTCTCAACTCCGTGCCATCGGGCGCTTAGAGGCTAAATTTGAGAAATCAGAGGCCCCTAAACAGAGCGTAAGAGAACCTGTTGCGAAGAAGTCTAATGCTCCGGCACCGATTAACCCGCTGAAATCCGGCGGCAACCCTAGCGACATTACGCTAGATGCTGACCGTAAATTTCATGGCACTTACCAGCAATGGAAGGCTGCCAGGTCCGCTGGGAAGATTCGGTAATGGGTAACCTTACAATTAATTTGGAGAATTATCATGGCAAATAACTTGCTAACCATCTCCATGATCACCAACGAAGCGTTGATGGTTTTGGAAAACGAGTTGACATTCACAAGCGAAGTCGACCGCAACTATGATGACCAGTTCGCGGTTGTCGGTGCAAAGATTGGTAACACAGTCAATGTCCGCAAGCCTGGTCGTTTCATCGGCACTACGGGTCCAGCGTTGAATGTGGAAGACTTTAACGAGACTTCAGTTCCCGTTACTTTGTCAACACAATTCCATGTGGACACACAGTTCACTACACAAGACTTGGCTTTGAGCCTTGATATGTTTAGTGACCGCGTGTTAAAGCCTGCCGTGGCCGCTATTGCCAACAAAATTGACCGCGATGGTCTGGCTATGGCTACCTTGCAGACCGCCAACATTGTTGGTACTGCTGGTACACCCCCAACTGGTTTGATTACTTATCTGACCGCTGGCGCTTACCTTGACTCTGAAGGCGCACCGCGTGATGGTCGTAGAAGTTGTATCGTTGAACCCTTCACATCTGCAACTATCGTTGACAGTTTGAAAGGCTTATTCGTGCCACAACAAGCGATTAGTGACCAATACAGCAAAGGCTTGATGGGTCGCGATTCTGGTGGTATGAACTGGAAACTTGACCAAAACGTGGTTGCACAAACCTTTGGTTCTAACAGCACCACTACTGTTACTGGCTCTGTCGCTACTACTACTGCTACTGGATTCTTGACCTCTGGTTGGGCATCTTCAAGCACTATTACTGTTACAGCCGCAAATACTGGTACTTTGAACCTCAACGCTGGTGATACTTTCACTATCGCTGGCGTTTATGCTGTCAACCCACAAAACCGCCAAGCCTACTGCTCTAACAAGTTGCGTAACTTAGTTGTGAAAACAACTGTTGCTATCGCTTCTGGTGCTTCTGGCTCTGTCGTTGTGTCTCCTGCTGTTATCACTGCTGGTCAGTTCCAGAATGTGT